GATTATTATTTATAACATTTCTTTTAAATGTTGAAATACGGATTGGGGTCTTTCCCAGTTTTTATATGCATCTTCAACTGTTTCTTCGAAGTGTTTTTTAAATACGGGCACTGCTGTCGGATAGTCTTTAAAAAATTTAGCTAAATTGATGTAATCTTGTAGGTGGTATAATTCGCCACGAGAGTTGCTATTGAATATTCTTTCTCCATAGTCCTCGATATCAAGAATCTTTAATGCCTCTTTAAATGTAATTTGTTTGGTTTCCATTGTCTTGTTGTTTAAATTTTTAGTAATCTCTTACAAGCGAATATGTTCCGCAGTATTCGTCTTTCCAGCCATTAACCAATGCCTCAAGGAATAAGAAAGAATCCGTGTCAAAGACCATATATTCCTCAAGCCATTCCTTATTATAGTCACTCCAGATTTGCCGAATGATACTTACTGATTCGTGTTTTGTATTTTTGCACAAAAACAATCTTGTTCTTGAACCATATCCAGATTGGTCAGTGTATTCGTAAACTTCAACAATTCCATCCCTACATTCCAAGTAATCATTTACGAATGATTCTTTTTTGTTTTCTGAATCAAGAAAAATCTTGTCACCTCTATTTAATTTTTCCATTAGCTTTTTCCAAGCGTTAGGGAGCTTGCGACCCATAAGTTTCGTTATAGTATTCTTCTGTATCTAATCCATAAATATGCCCTAAATCGTGATAATCTCTATAAGCATTTTTTATCTGCTCTTTCTCTAATTCTAATAAATGTTTTAGCTCTAATTTAATACCAACGAGTGCCATTTGATAACCAACGATACCTTCTTTACTTTGGTCAGCCATTGTTGAAACACCAATTCTATCTTCAATCATTACTGCTAATTTTTGTATTGCTGTTTTATTTGCCATATGTTTCGTTGTAATATTGCTCTCCGTTTATATTTTCTTTTAAATAATATCTTGGAACTATTGTGTTGCCTCTTTTATACCAAGCTTCCACTATCTGCTCTTTCTCCATTTGTTTGGCTTGTTCAACCATTAAATGAATACCTCCAATATCGTGCGGAAAATATTCTCCTAATTCTTCAATTAACCATTCTACTGCTGTTTGTTTATCCTTCATTGTTATCTTCTTTAAATTCAGTTACATAACTATAATCTGTTTGGTAGTTTGTCTTATTCTCGATTGAGTAAACCGACATATCAATCTGATAGCCAGGGTTCTTGTCTATTCTATTATAAGTCCAAGCATTGTCCATCCAAATAATTCTGTTATTAGGATAGATAAAGTAATTGCCATTATCCATCTTAAAAACGTGACCACACTTATGCTCAGGTGTCTCAGAGAAGTTAGTGTCTAACATACCCTTGTTTTCAAATGCCCAGTCTAGCGTGAACAAGTAAGTGCCTTGTCTTTTAACGCCTGATATAGATATTAAATCTGCTTTTAATCCTGACATCCTTGCTCTAACTTGAACATCCACATAAGAGCTAAAGCAGTCCCAGTACATATACTCTGTAAGCGGTAGCTCCTCCGCATCTTTTCTCCAGCAGAATGCGTGGATAGGTCGACGTGTCCAGTTGACACCATTCTCCAAGAATGCTTCAAACAAAGGAATTCTTTTCTCTATAGATGCTACTGAATGAACGTCGCATAGCGTGTATTCTCCGTGACCTTTAGTGTGGTTGAACAAGAACTCATTGCGGATGAAACAAGTTAGTGTTGGGATGTTATGATTTAAGTAAGGCATTATTTGTTTTTTATATTTATACTATATCTTTAATTAAATTACATTTAGAGCAAATAAACCATTCTTTTCTATCTAACCCTATGCCTAAAAAGTATCCATTAGATAATAGCTTTTTTTTGTTGCACCAATTGCACGTCATTTTTTTCGGTATCTTAACTTCTTTATTTTCCATTATTTTGTTGTTTAGTTATCCCTTCCATACAATACTCTTTTTAATTTCTTCTTCTCTAAATTCGATATGTTTTTGTGCTTTTTCAATAGATGTAAATCTTGTGCCTTCGGTAGTTCCATATACTCTATAAAACTGAACTTCTATCCATGATTTAAAAGTCATCCATAAAAATTTTTCTATTACTAATTCCTCTACATGATAAGTTAATTCATACTCAATTTCAGGTATCCAATTTGCTATTCCTTTTGTGTTTTCTGACAACACAGGAACTTTTGTTTCTATTATTCTATATCTTTCCATAAGTTTCGTTGTAATATTCTTCTGCTTCTTCCATAAGAATATCTGTACCTGTTTTACTCATATCTACCTGATGTAAGTGCATAGCAAATTTTATTATCTGCTCTTTCTCCATTGCTTTGGCTTCAACAAGTAATATTTCAAACCCATTAATCAATGCTGGTTTTATAATGGTATGGTCTTTTATTTGTTTTTCTAACCATTCTACTGCCGTTTGCTTATTTTCCATTAACAATATCTTTTAATTGTTTCCAAATAGACTCAGATTTCTCTCCCCAGTAATGGTCGCACTTACCATCTTTGTCGACAGGTGGTATCAAAAAGTAAGCCTGATATTCATCTGCCTTAGCAGTAAACCGATAGCACTTCTCTTTGTGTGGGCAATCTTTCCCACTGCATTTACAGATGTCGTTCATTTGAAATATTGTTTGATTGACCACCAAATAATCATTCTAAGCATAGACCTTTTTTTCTTTGGAGATAACTCAAGGAAATCAGCCTTAACTACAAATATTTCCTTGGGGATTGCCCACTTGTCGGCATCTATATCTATTTCTTCCCCTATATAATGACCTACTTTATGAGTAGTCATATTGTAAGATTTATACCATTTCATTGTTTTCTTGTTGTCTAGTTATGTTAAAATTATATCCAAAGTATGGTAGTGTCTGATTATCTCCATAACCAAGAGTCTCTAATAAATCCTCTAGCTCTGAATCTGACAAAGTACCGCATTGTAATGCGTAATCTAATACAAGAGCAAGGGCTTGCGTCCTTGTTATGTCAACTGTTGCTTTCCATCCCATTGTCTTGTTGTTTAGTTTTCATCATCTATATAATTGTTATGTAATCTAACAAAATGTTCAGCTAGGTCTTTGTTAAGTTCGCCTGGACGTACTATTGTATAATCTTGTGCTACATTCCAATCATCTTCCAAAAATGAAATAGGCACGACAGGAACAATAATCCTGCACCAACACTCTTCACCTTGGATACAAGTATCTGTTTTCCACTTTACTTGTAATGATATTTCTTGCGCTTCTTCGTATGTCATTTGTATTGTTGTTTAGCTATCTCTATAAGTTTATCTATGCAGGCATTCTCTGCCTCTTCGTATGTAAAGGGTGATGAAACATAAACTTCGTGTTGTGATGGATAATCATCCACATCTTGCAATTCTGTTATGTTAGCATTAAAGTAATATGGACAAATGGTATGACCTAATTCATACTTTTCCCTAAACCATCTAAATACTTGTTGTTTAAGTGGGGCTTTGGCATAATCTACATCGTACCTAACTGCATACTCTTCTTCCATCAGTTTTTTCCACTTGATACTATACACTTTTAGTGTATCATCATAGTATTTTAATTCCTTTAAGGCTAATGATTGCTCGTAGGTGACAAACTCATTTTTCATTTCCCAAATATTTAGCGATGCCTTTTTCAACATCATTGAATGTGTCAACTTCTATTTCTGCAATACTAAAATGACGCCGTTCGTGCTCCCACGTTCTATTACGTCCTGTGAATACAATCATAAGGTAATGATGGGTATCATTTTCCTTTAAAAGCATTAGACTCCCCGCATCAGGAACCATATAATACAAATACCCTAACGAAGCAATATGCTTTTTAGTCTTATTAATGAGTTGTGTTTTATTCCGCGTCATAATCGTACTTGAGTAAGAAAAGGTTTATGATATTCTCATCCATATAAACGTAGTTGTTGTTGGAAAACTTGATATCTCCATCAATCATTGTCATCTTATAGTTCTTGATAAACTTGATGAAATCTCCAAGGATTAGTCTTGGATTAGATAGTTTCTGATTAATCAGAGCCTGACCTTGCTCGCCGTGTTCGTAGCCACGGAAATACGCGCTTCTCAGAGATGTCTTAACCTCTTCGAGTACATCTTCTAAGTGATGTTCTAGTGTGTCTTTCATTGTTTGGTTGGTTTATAGTATTGTAAATTTGTTCTGTTAGTATTGATTCCTCTAAGCATTTTACTTAATCCAGAAGCATCAATAGAATAAAATTTACTTGCTTCCGCAGTTGAATTATATATTTTGTTTGTTACTAAATCAATGACTAATTTTTTATTCATTAACCCAGTATAGTGTGCGTGTTTAGTATTTTCAGAAGCTGTCACCCATTCAAGGTTTTCTATGGAATTATTATTTTTAATGCCATCTAAATGATTTACAAAAGATTTGTTTTCTATATTTTCAATAAAAGCTATAGCTATAAGCCTATGAACTTTCATGGTCTTAGGTTTCCCATATTTCCATAAACTTACTACCAAGTATCCATCTTTATCTAATCTGAGTTTTCGAATCCTGTCTTCTTTCGAGTACTTTTTCTTTAGACTTTTTACTCTACCTAAATTTGACACCTGATACAATCCTTCATACCCTTCAATGTCTTTCCAAATTTCTTCCATCTTAATTATTGTTAAAATAAAAAGCCTCCAAATAAATTCCCGCTTCTCACGTCGGTTCATTAAATGAAGGCATTTTAAGTTCTTTATCGCTATAATGTGAGAAGGCGATTGCATTACAAATGTATGCTAAACTTTTTTATTCTCCAAATAATGCTTAATCATTAACTCTACAACGTGTTGATACTCTTTACATTCTATCAGTGCATATCCTTCCTGTTCTTCGTGGATATGAATTAAGTAGCATCCGCCTATCTTTAAGTTGGTATTCCGTTCCAAAAGTAGTTTGTACAGATTAAGTTGGATACTATACGTTGTTAGTTCGCATTCTTGAAGAAAACTTATAGGCGCAAGCATCCTCTTTCTATACTTACTGAATTCATTAATCTCTTTATTGGTTTTATAATCAATAATAATTATCTCATTACGCTTATCACTCCAGAATAAACCATCTATTTGTCCCGCTATACCTAGCTCAGCGTCTCCAACGACTAGCTCTAAGGCGATAGGATATAGGTTATATTGTGACTCAGCGTAGAAATCAAGAAACATCTTCTTACAGGCTTCTAATCTTTCTTGCATTAGTCCCTCTCCAAATCTTTCATCGTAAACCGAGTAGTCAATAGGGAATACTTTATTATTCCAGTAGTCCTCAGCTATCTTATGAAGAAGCGTCCCCTTTGTCCGAGAGAAGTCTCCTTTGAATGCCCAATCATCTAGCACCTCCTGCTTAGATATCTTCTTCTTCTTCGCGGTCTTCTCTGCCATCCCTTCTGAGTCAAACTTCTCCTTGTACAGACCAATGAACCCAGTGCCAGATATCAATTGTTGTTCGCCTACAAAATACTTATGAGCTTCATCATAGTACTTAATGTGTTTAAACTTGGATAACTCTTTTGCTATGTTCATTTAAAATGGTGCTATGTTTACGTTTGTATCAAAGTCAGGTTGAATACTTGCAATCACAGAGTTCTTGTAGGCAGGCTCTTGTGCAGTAAACCTAAACAGCTCATCCTGTTCATCAGCTATTCTATTTGTAGTCACGTCGCAATACCTTATGATAGCTCCTGTTAATCCATCACGCTGCTTGAGTATAATAAACTCAAGAGTGTAATCCATATCAGGAACTGGTAAGTTGTTAGCGCGCGCATCCGCTTGAGCATAGTAGTATGGTCTATACAATCCAATAACAACAGACGCATCTTGTTCGATGTTACCTGAGCTTCTAATATCAGATAATTGAGGACGCTTGTCGCTTCTTCCCTCAGCTCCGCGGGACAATTGACTCAGGCAAACAATTGGTATTCCAAGTTTACGTGTCAGCTTCTGAATCTTATTGGAAACAGAAGATACTTGACTAAAGTCATCCTGCCCGCGCATTTGATTGTCTCGAATCAACTGCATATAATCAATCACTACTATGTCAATCTTATTCTTTCTACATTCGCCAGTCAATATCATTGACAAGTAATTGACATCACGGTTATCTGAGTCATAAAAGAATATAGGCAGTTGCTTCAATTCTCTAGCATTAGATAATCTAATCTTCTTAACGTCCTCTTGAGTGATTCGGTTAGCTTTGATGTCAGAGTACTTATACTCAGGTGCTTCAGATGAAATGTAACGATACATAAGCGATTCCTTTGGCATCTCTAATGAAAGAAACAGTACTCTCTTACCTGCTTTGGCGGAGGCTTTTGCAAAGTCTAACCCTACAATAGTTTTACCCATTGAAGGACGTGCCGCCACAACAATCATTCCCTCTTGCCATCCACCTAGTGCATAGTTCAACTTCCTCGAACCCGTGTCAATCCCCGAAAACTTTACGTTACCAGCGTTAGCCTCTAACTTGTCCATTACGTTGTCGTACACTTCGCCAAGCGTAAATATCTCAGTAGATTTAGTGCCTTCAACAATCTCAGACAATCCATTCTCAATAATAGATTGCATCGTTGCAACATCATCCCCGTCGCGAATAGCACATCCAAGCTGAGTAGCAATGTCGTTGTACCTGCGCTTGTTTTCTAATTCGCGAAGGGTGACACATACACTAGTTAAATCAAAAGCTCTCTTAGGAAGTAACTTAATTACCTTAGAAGAGTCTATGTTTAATTCTGATTCCTTTGATTTAAGGTCTCTAAATATATCATAACGAGTAAACGCCTTACTGTCTATATTAAACTCAACCATCGAAGCGAATGACGCCTTCATCAGCGGGTCTATAAAGACTTCTGCATCTATTATTTTAGAGGCATCCCTTACTAGGTGCGGGTGCTCTAGTAAATAAGACACTACGTCTTCTTCTAATAGGGTATCTACTATGTTATTTGATTTCATATTTAAAAATTATCAGGTATTACTATTTCTGTTATCTTGTTTGTTGATAGTGGAGTAGTAGTTAGCGTAGTGTTAGGCATTTCGTCCTCCCATACACGATGACCTATATAGCGTTCGGGGTCTTTACGGTACTTTACTTCTCTACTAGCGATATATAATGGTAAAGCCTTAAATATATCTTCTATCTCTTTTTCTTTTAGCTTACTCCATTTAGCTTTAGCCTTATCCTTACCTACCTTCTTGTTATACAGATTCCAAAACTCTTCGAATCGTTCATTAGTATTATTATTTAATTCTTTATTAACCTTATATATTATGTGGTCATTTTTTACCATAGGCTCTGGTAAAATTTTATCAGAGGGGGATGCATTTTTTACCATAGGTATTAATAGTCTTAACTCTCTGGTATCGACCTCTCCATTAGGCTTTCTCTTAACTAATCTGCTAATCAACTGCTTCTCCTCTAAATAACTAATCCATTTCCTAACACTTTGAGGATTAACCCCCAAAGCATTACCTAGGTACTGATTACTTGCATAGCAATACCCATCCTTAGCGGATAGACTATTAATCAATCCCATAAGAACTTTGTGAGAACACGATAAGTCTTCTCTGTTTAATAACTCAAAAGGGATTGCTATAAAACTCATATCTCTTGCAGTATTTTATCTGCGTTTTTTATTGCATTAAGGATGCCATCTATCTTTTTTACTAGTATATCATAAGATTCCATCTCAGGCTTAGCATACTTAAAAACAGCTAGATACTCATCTAATTCTATCTCGTAATACTTCTTGCGAAAACGGACAACAGCTAGAAATGCTTGATTCTTAATATCTTCTATATTATCCATTAGACAAAAATAAACCCCCATACCGTGTTGAGCAGGCGATGGGGGTCGGTTCAAGTTACCTTGAATACCGAATGTGACGACCTCAACTTCATCACACCCGATTAGATTTTCAAATCTAAATAATTTTATTCAATTATACAACTTCTGTTAAATAAATTATATTCATTGTTGGAATCCCCACAGTCCTAAACATTTCAGTTGGATGTGTGAAAATTAATGTGCGAAAATCAGGTGTTCCATCAAGGAATACCATAAAATTAGACTTCTCTTTATTGAGTAAACGGTATTCAACAAGGTATTTCTGCCCTTGAATTAGCTTACTTGTGTCTACATTTGGATTATTTACCTCATAAATTTCTCTACGTGCTCCTGACTCTGTCAAATATGTTCCTGTTACTTTTCTCATAATGTTATAATGTTTTAGTTGTTTAAAATTTTGTGCCACTTGTCGCTTTCCTCGTTAGGATTGTTTATGTATGCAATAAGAGCATCTAACCCTTCCTTGTTGTCAGAGAACGCAATCTGTTTGCATCCAATCGTAATAATCATACCTCTTGACAGATACTTTAGTGTTATTTCGTATTGTCTTAGTATATCATTGTCAGAAGGTCTGTATTCTTTTGATAGTAGCATACTATTTTCATTGATTGGTAATGTGTTTTCTTCTATTGCTATTGCTTCCATTGTTATTTTTTGTTTAAAATTATTTCAAAATTACCTT